TTTGCCTAAATCTCTTGTGGCGTCATCAGTTACATCTACGGGAATAACTGTCTGGTCCGAGGCAATAACCACCGGAACAGAGTTAGCCATAGTATCCTGGCCCAGAGGTGCTACAATCTCTACCTCTGTAGTGCCAGTACTACCACCGCCATGAATTCCTATTGAACTCATCTTAGTCTCTCGCTAAATAATTCACAATCCCAATACCACTTGCCATCTTAACATATACAAGTGACAGGGAAATGATTGGAATATTGATTGCTTGTCCAGGGGTTAGAACAACTTCTTGAGCAGAAACGTTACCAATTAGAACGTTTGTTGTGTTTGAGGGGTCGGCCTGAATTATGGCTTCTCGAATGTTTTCACTAGTAGTTGAAATGGCGACAGCGGTAACTGTGATACCTGTCTTCTCACCCGCGTATAATCTGCCACTCGTGTATGCCATTGTCTATAGAACCATTTCACCAGTCGTTGCCACCATGTGTAGTTTGGAGAGGTTACTGTAAAGTATAGCTCTTCTAACTCACTAAATGTTAATGGAGCGTTCTTCTCGAAGATTCGCATTACAACAAGTATTCAGCACCCACGCTAGAGGTCCCTGTAGCTACACCAATCGTGAGGACTGCTCGCCAAACACATCCAAGGTGTTGGTTAATTGTTATACCTGCAGAATCTGCAATACCAGTTAGACCTGGGTAGATAGTGATAATAGAGCCAGTCACAGCTCCAAGAGCTGCAGTTGCAGCACCAGCAAGATCAGTCCAAGTATCCCCTACAGGATCTTTAACCTGAATCTTTACTGTTGCAGTACTTCCCCCTGCCGCATCATTCGTTGTGAATAATCTAATACCCTTAGCATTAGGATTGAATTGCTCATCAGAGTTATAAGCTGCTTGTATCCTTGATGCCGAGACAAACAGTACCCCAGCAGGCGTACTGGTACCAGCAGCATGTCGCGAAGATGGAATGGGTTGATTTTGATGCATATCTGCCATATTTATTCCTTGGGCTCAGCAGGTTTTGCATCCTCTGCAAGCCAATACTCGATATCTGCTATCGCGCCTTTAGTTGCTATGAATTGCTGATAGAGTTGTTCGGCTTGTTTGCGAAGTTCGATGAGCCGAGCTTCGAGTTGTTCACGAGTTATAGACATATATAATAAAGAAGGAGGCCCCATCTCTGAGGCCCCAACGAGTTACGAAGTTGTAACAGTGATCTGACCGTGCTGCAGAATGATATCCGTTGAAGCAGCAGTCGTGGCAGTAATAAGAATGTAGTACGATTTCCCAACAGCAATAACTTCCGTGTGACCAGTCTTGGTTTGTGATACAGCTGTATCAGCCACCACACTAACCTGAGTCATACCAGTACCAATTGCTGCATCGGTTGGTTCACCCGCGACGTTTGTAATCGCACGAAGAGCCGCATCGATGGTTACAGTACCACCACCTGACTCGACCTGAGCATTGACTGTATAACCAGTGATGGTATCACCAACGTGAATACCTTCCAGCGGAATGACCAAAGTCCCAGCGGTCTGAGAAGCCGCCATAGTAGCTACATAGGCTAGGTTATCTCCACCACCAAGAACCCATCCTGCTGCCGCACCGACTTTTGCGCGGGCCCAGTTGTATGACTGGCCTGTTCGAACGAGAGATGTGGTGCCAGTAATCGTAGGAGACGTAATAGTTGGAGATGTAAGGGTCTTGTTGGTTAAGGTCTGGGTAGAGCTGGCATCAGCAATCTGAACCTCAGTCGTTCCAGAACCAGCTGGAATGATCTTCAGAATGTTGTCATCTGAATCTACATAAATAGGAGCAAAGTTTGGAAGACCCGGAGCGGCGAGAGGGTTTGTAGCCTGCCGCCGAATATTTCTAATTGCCATGTTGATCCTCAACGCGCAGGGGCAAGCCACTAAGAGCTTGCCCTATCCCGCGTTAGAAGTAATTTATCTGCTTAGTCAGAGAGTAAGTGTTATGCACCAATAATGAGGAATCCGTCGCAAGCATCAGCTTCAGCCGAATCAACTGTTCCGCCAACAGTAGTTGCGGTTCCGACTGTAATGTCTGTTGCAATGACAAAACCATCTGGTGAAGAAGCAAAGTACTCCTGACCAGTCACATTGAATTTAAACGTCCAAACAGTCGTTGTGGTTGCGGCATCAGTCGTTGCATCATGTACAGAGAAGAATGCTGCAGTTGTACCAGTTGTTCTACGACCGCGTAGATACACCGCATACAATGTACATGCGTCTACGTCTGGATTATAACCAGCCGCCGTTGTGACCTGAGCAGCATTGAACGGAATGAACTGGAGATCAGGGTTGCCCTTGTTGACTGCGAGGTGCAGGAAGTACGCCTTCAACTCTCGCCAGATTTCCGCGTGAGCAGAACCTGCTACGGTTCCACCGGAATTGGCGAAGTTGTAAGCCTTCTGTCGAACAAGGTTTGCATTCTGTGTTGCTAGAGCCATTTTTTACTCAATTTCCTTCAAGATACAGTGAAGGAGCTGGCCATATCACAATATGCGGGGTATGGATCGCCTCGTACCATACAGGGGCACGATCCTGTTAGGAATGGATTATGATTCCTGGAGCTTTAGGCTCTTGGGATGGTCCCTTCCTAGGAACTTTTGGAGAGTACATGTGTGAGCGTAGGCCAATCTTCTTGTTGTAGAGATTCCATCCATCCTTTCCGAGGTATGATAGATGTTCATCTGTCTTAGCACGCTTGTCGAGTTCTGCCTTCCAATCTTGCTCGTCCAGCATCTGGTTAACTTTATCGGCACCACCAAGTCGCCAAGGAGCACGTTGTCGTAGCTCTTCAAACATCATAGGGTTGCTCCAGTTTGCTGTAGCAACAATGGTAGTAACAGGAACAAGACTATACGATGCCAACATCTGTGTATCAGACTCTTTAAACAGAGCATCATTCACAATGTTCTCTGCGAGTTGAAGTTTACGTCTCTGTGCAAGGCGATAATAGAATCCCATCCTGGATGGCACTACGACGAGAGAGTTGTCAAAATCCCACAACTGTCGCAGCCAATATTTTGGTGGGCCGGACAGTTTAAACCTGTTTTGGTCGGGGATCCAGTTGGGTAGCATTACGGTTTAACCCAGCCCTGCGTATCGGTTGGAAGCTTCGGAGCACCATCACGGTAGGGATTATACACCCCGTCCCCCTTGATGACCTGTCTTAGGTTTGCGTCAGGCATCTTATTACCATCCCACTTCTCACCAGTTGGAGAGACTGGGATGGCATCTAGAGGTGAACAATCATCATGCATTTCCTCAATACCAATAAGGTACTGCATCTCTAGAGTCCGTGGATCCTGTGAACCCATTATAGGATTCTGTTCCCTGAACTTCATAGCAATGGCTTCAGGGAATGAGTGCTTCCCTGGAGCGAGATCATACTGACGGCCGTCCCAAACACCCTTCAACTTCTTATTTGTACGATTAACGAGAGTCATGTGCTGCATATGTATTCCTTACGAAGTAAGTATAGGGGACTAGCTTAAGTCTAATCCCCCATACCACGATTACGAATTTAAACTGAGGATTACGAGCCAGCGCTACGCTGCACAACGAGGCTCTGACCAGTCACTCCATCGAGTCTTGCGCAGTAGGCAGGATATTCAAGGAAGTACTGCTTCCGAATCCTGTACCATGCCTCGAAGGCGTCACGGGCTGAAGTGCCTGTGCCAACGCGAGCTAGAACCGAACCATCCTCGTCTGCCCACTTACCCTTTTCCGAGACATACTCCCGGAATCCGGCGTTCTGCAGGTCGAGGAACATAATTACATCGAGCGGGAAGTCACGGACTGCTCGAACAGGAACATCTCCAAATGGAACGTCTCCCTGCTTGAACGCGACAGTGCCAGGGTCTGGTCGCATCAGGTTGCCCTGAGTGTACCGACGATCGCCGTCAGTTAGTTGGATGACTAGCCGACGAGTGCTGTGATGGGCGAGTATAATACTCGTCTTGCCACCAAGCTTCTGATCTAGAACGTCAGAGACGCGCTGAATCAGGTCGGTTGAGATTGCGCCAGTTGAAGCAGTAACGTAGGAACTATAGGCTGGAACCGTTGTACGATCCAGACCGAAGTAGTTCGCACGATATGTACCATCATCAACTAGAGCCATCAAGCCCCACCATGCATGTTCGTAGGAACTATCTAGAACATCAGTGGTACCTGAACTTGCAACCTGTACAATGAAGTCGTTATCAAGCCACCCAGTATGGGTTGCCGTATCTACAACAATTGTACTGCCTGCAGCTGGGGTGGACACAACCTTATGGATTGTGGTCCGTAGTACACCGCTGTTGGGATCAACAGCACCAATGAACATACCAGCTGAGATGAAACGGTTTCCGAAGTTATCGTTGGTTATTCCACCAGGTGCGTCCACGTCGAGCGTGGTACCTGAGGGCGACTCATCAACAAGCGCGAGAATTCCGCGTCCGTTTGACGCAAGAGCATACTCATCTCTTCGTGACATGTCGTCAATGAGGTACTGCATCTCCGATTTACGAGCACTAATGAAAGCGCCCTCATTCGAAGTTGAGTCCACCATGACTTCCCATGTCATACGAATTCGTGACATCAGCTTTCGCTGATCCACGTAGAGCCGTGAATAGCCCTGCTGCCCAGCATCCGCGAATGCTGAGTCTTCTCCCACGAACATTGGGGAGATGTTACGAGAAGTATGTGCTAGTCGCACATGCTCCTTACCCTTGAACGGAACCTGCTCTGTCTTGATCAGATCCCGAAGAGGGTTCTTTTGGTTAACGCCCTCAGCTACACCTTCTTCAAAAACTTCCTTGAAGATGGCATCGAGAGCCTGTTTGTCTGCACCAGCCATTTATTTACCTATGAGGTAAACGTTTCCGTTACCTCGTTTGAGATTGATACTGCGCCCAAGCTTGTGCGGCCCTTTCGTCTAAGTTTGAAGGCTGTGGTCCTAGAGTTGCCCGTGGAGCCCCGCCTGGGGTGTCCTGTGGGATAGCACCTGGAACACGCTGCACAGTTTGTGCAGTCGCCGCTCGACGTGAAGGGTCAATGAAGCTGGACGAAAATGCCTGCCAGAACTCATCAACTAGAGTTGGGTCGTTAGCGTATCGCTGAGTCATTTCTGGGGAACTTGATACGAAACCTGAGAAGGCAGCGTGGAGAACACGCTTAGCTTCCTCAGTGATAGAACCACCTAAAGACGCCGAAGCGTGCTCAAAGAGTCGGTCCATCCGCTGTCGTCCATAATCCTGCCAATAATGATTTGTCTGCGATTCTAAATCTCCAGCTCGGTCGAGGAGATCCAGAAGTTTCTGAGCATTCGCTTCAACCTTGGAGAGGCCTGGATAGACCTGACCAAACTGTTGTTTGATTGCTTCAACTTCGGGATTCTGGGGAGGCGTTACTCCTGCAAGTACCTGAAGTTTGCGTTCCATTTCAGCATAGCGAGAGTTGAGTTCAGCCTCGCGCTGTGACCACTGTTGCTGGTACTGGCGTTCAATCTGTTCTCGTGTTTCTCGTAGCCGATAACTTGGGACGAAACCTTCGGGTGCTCCACCTATCGCTGGTGGCTGCGGGGTAGCGGTTGGTGTCGCAGCTGCTACTGGAGCTGCGGGTGCTACTGGTGTCGCCGTAGCTGGCGCTGGTGTTGCAGCTGGTGTCGGGGCTGCTCCCGCATCTGAAAATACGTCTGACATTTGACTCTACCTTTGTTGTCGCGGTTAGTTCCGCGAGAGTTGCTCCCTCCTACACGGGGAGCAGGGTTAAAAAGCCTTCACAACCCATTGTGAGAGGCTGCGAAGGACTTAGACTGGACCTTGATTTTGTGTTGACTGTTTATTTCCTGAGGGTACTGACTTCGTTGCACCGGATTCGTTGTTACTATTGCTCATAGCCCGAGCTCCACCTTGTGGTTGAGGACCGCCTTGTTCGATTGGATTGCCATCCTCATCAACTGGTGGAGGAGCCATCAACATTTGCAGCTCTTGGAGGTGCATTGTAATTAAAGGCTCTATTTGTGGTACTCTAACAAGTAATTCCCTCATTTTGTCAGTATTCATCCACTTCACACGCTGGATCCAATGAATTTGGGGGTCCATCCAAGGTTTTACAGCTAGAGGTGGCTCACCCTGTGGGTTTTCGACCCATCTTTCAAAGGCATCTTGCATCTGGAGGGCAGATTGGACGTGTTGGTTGAGTACTGGAATGAGATCAATGAGCCCAAGCTTCGATAATAGGGCATATCTCTGGTCTGGGTCAGCCGGATCGAGCAATCTTAACTGGTTTGCTTGCTCAACAGCTGCTCTTTCACCAAGAGCCGTCTTCGGGATGTTACTTCCGTCCTCAACTTGAATAGAAACCTGCCCTTGAAGCTGTGCATGCTCGAAATGTTGGAAGGTATAGCCCTTGTTAGGTCCAATTACGGCCCAAGTTCGTTGATCTGGTCCAAATTGACGCTCAAGTTCAATGGCAACTGAGAACCATGATCGATACATTTCACCACGCGCAGCAAAAACTGCCCCGAAACGTGATTGAGAACGTTCTACTAGGAGCTGAAGGGCTGAGAATGCCTCAACACCAGTTGGTTTCTGACCTTTGATGATATCATAGGTACCGGTAAGCTCTTCGATATCCTTTAGAATCTGTGCTCGGAATTCGAATAAGCTACTATCTAAGGGAATTCCTGCGATTCTTTCAGGTTTACCTTGTCCACCAGCTGCTAACGTGTTCCATTTGATGATTAAACCAGGCTCACCTGTAATATTTTCAATGCCAGCGTTCTCTGGAATGATCCATGCAGGGTTTGCAGTCCGCTGAATACATAACTGCACTAGAGAGTCAAGCTGATTTAGCTGATCCTGCTTCTGAATAACTGGTGAAAGAGCTGATCTACCATACAATCTACCACCCATGTGCTCATACTGAGCATGCATAAATGGAAACAATGGGTTTCCTTCAATATCTTTGTAGGGAATTGGACCTGGAATGCCTTCTAGTTGGGCGTTGATCAGGATTGGGGCCTTGTCCCCAGCGATCCGCATTACTAGGCCTTCTGGGAACTCCGGTGTTGGGCGCATCCAGAGTTCGTATTCAGTCACTCCTTCAACAGTATGTGCCCCAGATCCACCAAGGTAGGTGAAATTTGATCCAGTTCCCACGTCGTTCATCAGCGCAAGAGACTTAAATAACTGTAATGAACGATCTGATGGGGACTTCTCCCAGGTGATCTTGCCTACATACTCGGGATGGTTAGCCTCATAATAATGCTTGTCTCTCCAGCGCAGCCTAATGATGTAGGGGAGATCATCGAATCGTGTAACATTCGCTGGAAAGGCATACTCGAATGGGCTGAGGGCTGTGGTCTTCCCACGTCCGAATGCAACCCACTCACCAATTGGTTGCCCGTCAGGGCCTTGTGCTTTCTGAAGGAATGTTCCACCACAGTTTGGGCAGTGCTGCCCAGCGTCTACAACTGCTTGGGGAGGAAGAATCGCTCCACACGCTTGACACTGTTCATGTGAGACAAACCGTTTGTTGAAACGCTGGTCCTTGTTCCATGAAACCTGGAGACACGCATTGCCAGTTGTGATGAGCCAGAAGTCTGCTTCCCTCATCACCTGGTTCATTATATGTTCTTCATGGATGAGTGGGGCAATTTGGTCGGCAATGTTTGCTGCAGCAACACTCTCAGGGTCATTACCAACTGGTCTAGCTTTGACCGCAAGGTTGACTGCACCAAGCGTAGTACGGATTGCCTGGACAGTTTCTGCCATCTTGGGTGTAACTGGACGAGGTACCCACTTCTGAAGGCGTTTATCTACCCATTCTCTACGTGTTGGATGATATGTAATCCATTGTCTGTTAGCAACATAATAGAGATCTCGAAGCCACTCTCGTTCCCAAATCCAGCGATACTCCATACTCTCACGCTTTAGACGATCAAATAGGTCTATAAGCTGAGATTCATTGTATCCTTGGGCCATAGGATCGACCATCCCCATCCCAGGAGGTGGTGTCAGGCCAGGACCTGCAAACGTATTGCCAGTCTGTGGAGCGAATGGTGTAGCGGGTGGATACATCTAGTTAGTCACCATAAACAGGTAGTCCTAGCTTCTTAGCAACATCGTCCCCAACGTCTTCAAATGTAAACTGATTTATCAATTGTTCAGTTGGGATGTGGCGAACAACCTCTGGGACTGGAATACGGACTCCTGAGACTTTCTCAAGTAGTGCTGCGCGTTCGACTTCTAAGGCATTGACTCGGACTCGGAGCCAGTCAAAATTTGCCTTTGTTGTAAGAAGCTCACCCCTCAAACTAGCATTCTCTGACTTAAGGATAGCATTGTCTTCTCTCAACTTATCAACTGAATCTTTCACGAAACCAATTAGCGAGATGACTTTTTCTGGTACCCACATTATACGATTACTCTCCACTTTATCAATTTTACGTGGACTGCAAAACGAAGACGATCAAACCAGTTCTTTAATTCTGGGTAATAATAGTGGTACTTGACAGCAGTCGTAGCCCGAATATAACTACAAAGAGTCCAAGCTTTCTTCCAATCCAATTGGTCAATAGTCCATGTACTTTCATACATGTCAGGAACAACTCGGATTATGCGTGAAGATGGTTCAAGAGGAATTGCTAATAGATCAGCTACTGTTCGGACTTTATGATTCTTTTTGAATAATTGTTCTACGAACTCAATCGGCAATGATACTTGAGTGGTTGGCATTACCAAAAATCTCCTACAACGGTTTCCGGTTCTTCTATTCGACCTTCAATCCTACGCATACGTTGAATTGCTGACTGCATCTCAGAAGGGAGCTTAGATAGGTCTCTAGGACCAGCTTCTTCAACTCTTGGGGCTGGGAGGAGAGGCCAGGTCATTACTGCATATCTTAGACAATCTGGCAACTCATCGTCTTTCTTGTAGACTGTTTCCCTATCCTTTTTCTGGTCATCCTTGGTTAGGTTGTCTGCCCATCTGTATGCTCTCATTTGTTTGAGAGTAATCGGGCAACATTCTGCAGCAAAGAAGAGTTGTTTCTGCTGCAACCAAGACTTGACACGCTCAATTCCCGCAACTTGATCATTCTGGGCAGGTTGGCAATAGATCCCATGTTGAGCAAGTTCAATCATGGGCTGTTTTTCATTTTTATTGATAGCCCACTTTGTTGTACCAGAACCCGCCAGCTGTTTTAATAAGTTGGCATGCTGTATGAAGGACTTGTTACGTTCTAAATATTCCCCAATAACAACAAGACCCTTATCAGTAGAAACTAGCTTTATAGCTCCGAATGGATGGTCCGCTCCGGTATCGATGCCAACCAAGATTTGCCGCCAAGATGCAATCTCTGGCCACTCAGGGATAATGCTTTTAATCTGATCTTTTGTGTGTAGGATTTGTGCATCAAGCAAGCCACCGTAAACAGCCCCCGTGAAGATAACGAAGTCCGCCTCGTACTCCTGCCGGTACATGGTGTCAGACATCTGAGCTTTTTCACGGGCTAGAAACTCCTCAGAAATTCTTGGGTTAGCACTATCAGCAGTTCTGGCATGACAACCCCAGTAGCCACTTAGACCATTTTCAGCGGGTTTGTAAAGCTCATCATAGACCCAATCGTAGCCGCGCGGGGAAGTTGTGAAGAATGCTGCTGTATCACCAGCGAGAGAGGGTCTGATTACTTCCCAATGGGCTTTTGTTAACTCACAAACCTCATCTATCCACAGCCAATCTAGTCCCTGTCCTCGTCCTTGGTCAGGGTCTTCTAGAGTTTGGAAGTGGATTAAGCTGCCATTCTTAAGCCTTAAATCCTTGAACTCAGAGTTCCAATCCGTAACCCAAGCAGGTGGGATAAGTTGTTGGAAGGCTGGAATGACATATCTATGGAGTTTTGGGTTGGTAGGAGCACAAGCCCATCCAACCGTTCCTGCAACACTAGCTTCTTCTACCCCTGCTATCGAGCCGATTCTTGACTTCCCCCATCGTCTACCGGCTATGATTGTTAGACGATCCCATCGACGTTTACCTTTGATGTTACAGACAGGGCAGAAGCCGAATGGTGGTTCTGCTAGGTAGAGTTTCTTACAGGTTTGACAAACACGCTCTTTATGGGCAATGAGGAACTTGTGCTGGTCTGGTTGGAAAAAGAAGGGCTCTGGGGGGAGTTTTAACCACTTAGCCACGAATTACCAACCCTGACAATCGTGCTTATATTTACATACCAAACAGAATAGGCAACCCTTGACTTTAATGATTTGTTTAGACTCTCCACAGCGGTCGCACATGACTACTTAGACTTCTTCTTAGGAGCAGCCTTCTTCAGACCTTCAGCTGGTTTTGAACCGTATTTATGAGACCACTTTTTAGCTACTTCAGGTTCATGCATCCATAAATATCTACGCTGCTTCTCATTCTTGAATGGCATGATTACACGTTATAGTAGAGATGGTATCAACTGATTGTAGTCCACCAGTATAAGTTCCCGCGTAGGGCACAGTATTTGGATAATTGTTCCAAGTCCAAATGGACTTAGCTGTCCACTCTTGGTTGCAATCATTACAATAAACTGTATAACAATGCTTGCAATATCTAACGTCTACATGTTCACAACTACATGAATGTTTATGCTGGTGTTTCATCTTCCTCTACCACAATCTTAGGAGTGCCCACAATGTGCCCTTCAATGAACTTTGGCGACTCTCCACCTGACATCTCAATCTTTAGGGCTAGAATAGTCTGGGGAGCATCTTTCGAGCCATGTATATCTTGGTAGGTTCGGAACAGTGTTCCCTTAAGGGTCTCTAGGGTTGCTACCCTATCCTGATCCTTAAGCATTATTGAGAGGTTCTGAACAGCTGATGGAACGATTTCATGTTCCAGTCTAGCTAGGGGGTCCTCAAACCTCAGCCAACCTTCAGCGTTGGCCCGATAGATATAATTTCTAAGTGTGCTATAGGCAATCCCTAGACGCTGAGCAGCTTCAACTTGAGTGATGTTTGGTTCGATAGCCTTTAAGTTCAACCACTTGACAATTGTTTGTCTTGGAACCCCACCCTGCCCAACCTCACGATCAGCGTAGATTATCTCATTCTCTTTAGAAACGGGGGCCAAGGCTGTCCCTCCCTCTCCAGCTGACCTAGCGAGGGCTTCTTCTTTCCGACGGCGTGCTGCACAGGAGATACACCCGCAATTTGGGTCCTTGTGGCTTCCTGCTCCTCTAAGCTCTTTATTACGCGCCATCTTTGTTGTTCTAGGAAGGTTTCAAATGATTGAGCCGATGCCTCTACCGGCTCGTGGGTGGTTTTATCTTTATCGTTAGACATGACGAGGCGACCGACGGTGGGAACAGCATGAGGAAAAATGGACGGGTTTCCGCCCCTGGAAGGTTTTAAACCCGTGGCCTGAATTTGTCAGGAGTCCCAGCCGTGAGGAGGGGACAGCTAACGGCCTGCTCAACTGGGCGGTATGGAGGGTTAAGGAGCAGTCGATTGGTTGTCAGCTATCAAAAATATACCATAGATTGTGGTGGTTGTCAATAGGGCTACATTAGGCGTGGGTAGCAGCCCATACCCAAAATCCTATTACGATTAGCATCATTATGACAGAAATCATATTTAGTCATCCCCTGAGTGGAAATAAAAAAGTAGTATTGCCAGAAAAATCCAAGCCCCAACTGTGACCATTTCAAGGTGTCCTCCCTAGCTTATAAATATATCACCAATAGTATGGGCTTGTCAAGGGGAAGGTGAATTAGACAGCCAAAAGCCTGTCTAAACTGTCACTACCCTAAAGGACTGTCTAAGTGGGATAGCTGGATAAGTGGGTTTAAGAAAAGTGACACAGCAGTTTGGCCTTTAGAATCAACGAGTTACAGTCAGAGAAGTGAAGTGACACAGCGTTTTTGAGGGTGCGACACAGCTGGATGTCCTTATTTATCAACCATTTAGTGGTCTCCGTGTCACAAAAAACACCCCCCTATATAATACAAGTGACACAACGACACAAGGGTAGAAACCCTTAAGGGGTTTCCTACCCTGTTGAGTGTCGACTTTGTGTAGATCTTGTCAGTGTGACACAGCTTGACACAAGAGTTGACACACTCGATAAGTCAATAGAATCAACAACTTAGAGAGGGTCTGTGTCGACTCATTTCAGATGACACAGAGGTTGACACACCATCTTATCTATTGAACTATTTTTAAAATTTTCTGTATGAAATACCCCTACCCCCCTAACTGACTCGAACTGACAGAGGGGGACCCCATGGCACAGGGTGACACAGGAACTGACACAGGCCTGCGGCCCAACTGACAGCTTGGACATAGTAGCATAGTAAGTGTATTGTAATCATACAGTTACAGTGTAACCATGTATGATACTCATGCAGCCCAGGCTCATCGCATCGAGGTAAGTCGTTGAAAACAATAGGTTGCTAGGTTGGCATAAGGCTTGCATTCTCTATGGTTTGGAGGTAGGCTATGATAGACAGAACTTGGCGACTTTGGAGATTACTCCAGTGGGACAGAATCGCCCTATGGAAGCTCGGCTCAGTCAAGCGGTTCATTCGGGTAAGAGCATGGGACTAGTCAAGGTCATCGACCATCTCACCCTCATCCTGTGGTTTGTCACCTTGTATCCGGGCTCGGGGAGTAGCGAAAACTAAGGAGGTAACAGCATGGAAGGATTGAAACGCGGCGTCTACGAAACATCCTATGGCAATGCAGCCTACGTCTCAGGACCAAAGGCTAAGACAGCCTATGACCTTGACATGGCGGAACGTATTCCCATCTCGGAGGTAACGGCCAAATGGCTACGCAAGGCTGAGCCAACCGATAGCCCAAGCTACCGCTACCTCGACTAGGGGGTCAATAATGGTAGTCGTCATCCTTGGCTCTGTCGCCTACGTTGTCATCATGGTCATCATTGGCGTAACTCTGTTTCCGAAAGGACGGTAGGACATGAGTAGGTTCAAGCATCAGACACTCGGGTCGCAGGTTCGACAGGCGGTCAACATTGCTCAGGTTGTCCTGAATGGCAATCCAGACTCAAGCAAGGATTGGCAGGTCATCGCACGCGAGCTTAGGAATGCGGCCGACAAGGCCAGGAAGATTGCAACGCTCGCCAAGCGTATGGAAGCAGGACCGTTGACCGACATCAACACAGCCGAGGTAGACGCGGCGTTCGAGAGCTAGGAGGGTATCTTGAATGGATTGTCCAAAGTGCAAAGCGGTAGATGTGCATACCATCATCTGGGCAAGGCTGTCATGGTGCGGGGTATGCGGCTACCGCTGGAAGGTGGTCGTGATTCAACGGGCTTGACAACATGCAGGAGGTTCGTGGTAGGCTCGGCGGGTATCGAAGTTCGCAGGCAGGGGTCAATTCCGGCTCCTGCCCATCAAACGAAAGCAGGGTAGCATCGTGGCAGACGTAGTCGGAGACATCGCGCGTAGCATGGCAGCCGCACCGCTCACACACACAGTCGGGGAAGCCATGAAGGACCAAGCAGTCAAGAGCAGCAAAAAGGGTGCCGAAAAGCTCGCGGCCGCAATCAAAGGTGAGGGCGAGAATCCGATGATTCTAGCCCTGGGCAAACCGACTTTTGAACTGGGCAACGGCAAGGAGTATGCTGCGACCGAGTATCGCAGCAAAGTGCCCATTCCGGGCCGGTTCAACACGACCTTGGCCGTGGCTCATTTCACCATTGGCTGCGTAACGCAGTCAGTGAGCATCGGTCGGCAGCGTGACGTTGTGCTCAAGGACGGCAAAAAGGTCAACCGTTTGGAAACGCGTGTCAGCCTACCGCTCAAGTGGGCATATGACCGCAAGGATGCTCTTGTGGTTGCCCACGTGAACAACTTCAAGGCGTTCATCATGGACGAGTTCAGCAAGTGGTATCCGACCGTCAAAGATCAAGTCAAGATCACCAAAGGTGGCAGGACACAGGATCCATCGAGCATCATCGAAGAAGTGGAGGCAGACGACTAGACTGCTACCTCAGCTATCTTGATAGAAAGGAAAGGATGATTACCATCTATGTGCAGTATATAGGTGAGAATCCTTGGCATAAGCTAATGAGTGGATTCAATTCTATTCATGAGGCTATGACATGGTTTATATCTACATATGAGCACAATGCAGACTTATGGAAGCAGATTCGTTCTGTTCGAGTCAACTAAGATTACACATAAGCCTAATCCCACAGTCTTCGCGACTTGCAATAAAAGATTAGCAGTGTAATAGTCAATTACTGACTGGTTCGTGGTGAACCGAGATGATATCTTTGTCTACTAATCAGCTCATCTCGAATCAAATGGTCTGACGGCTAGGGACAGCAAACCTAGCCGTTTCGCTTGTAAGGCTCGACCTGCTAGCCCTGCCCTACCCTCCAGCCGTCCGCCGGTCGTCGTTTCTGGGTCAACGTCGTCGGTTTCTGAGCCATCCTGCGAGTCATCCGCGAACCGACCGAAACCCGCAAAATCAGGCCGAAAACCGGGGGCTTGACAGCCATCCCGAGCGGGTGTAACCTGCTCGGCATGTCGCGCCGTTCGTTCAACCGCCCTGCCAGAACCGTGAACCCGGTCGGATCCGCCTGCTCGCCGTTCGCAGCTACCCGCAATCCTGCTACTACTGATAGTGAGAGTAATATGGTAGTTACTACTGTATTACTTATACTACTAATAGTAGCTATTCTTTCTATTACTGTAGTAGCTGTTATCTACGTTGTAGATACTATCTACGATAGCTATTCTATTGTAGATCATATATACAATGTAGATAGTATGTCTACTATTTACTACAATACTGTCCACTATAGTGGTCACTCCAATGTTAGTAGAATCCTCTAATCTACTACCTAAAGGTTTTGATCGTTCTAAGCTATTAGAACGATTTAAAACTAAGGTTAAGGAGATAGTAGATAGCAGATCTGCCAATACTGCTACTAAGCTATCTAAACAATGTAAGACTGCTATTGAAGCTCCTTCCCAGATACGTAAGTCATCTAACCCTAAACTAATCGAATACACCACCTATAATGGCCCCGATCAACAGGTCTATCATGGAGTTAGGTGTATCTCTTGTCTTAGAGAGATCACCATGTTTGCTAGCCACGCTGTCAAGATGCTAGTAGATATGGCTAGACTTGAGAAGGTTAGGAGTGTGCCTATAGTTGCTCCCAACTATGAACTGCTATCTGTTGAGGTAGATAAGTCTATAGTTGAGTATCCTACTTTTGAGACTGGTAGGATGTGTCAAATCTGCTTAGATTTTCATAGCATCTTCAAGTGGTTTGATAGTGAGGGGGTAGAGCATCCATGTGTTGAGTTAACTATTGACGATAGGCTAACCATACCTAGAGCTAGTCCTAGGAGGGAGAGGGCAGATAAGCCTTACTTTGAGGAGAGGGTATTGTCTGATGAAACAATAGTGGAGTATTGTGACTTGGATGATGAATCTAGCCACGCCGACCATGGGACCGTAGCTCAATTGGACAGAGCACTCGCCTCTTAAGCGAGGGGTTGGTGGGTTCGATCCCCACCGGTCCTACCATACGCATTGAGAGGCAACGGCAGGTCTCTCTTGGATAGCCTATCTAACGATAGCGTGAGTTCCAGCGTGAGTAGGTTGTCGTCTAGTGGTACCCTACTATAAACACAAAACTATAAGACTCTTAGGACTTAAATGTCCTGAAGGGGGGAATGGCCGTAACCCCCATTTAAACAAGTAGAATAGTGAAGATAAGAGTGTAAGATGATCTGGATGATGAATCCAGATAGCTGAATTGACCACATACTGACGAGAGGCTTACCATAATTAGCCTTAATACAAACATCTTCCAGTATGTGGTCAGTTGAGTTATCTCTAATGATCATTGAAAGGAATATGATGAAAAAATTGTATCGTGTCAGGAAGTTGAAGGCGAGGGACTCATCAAGCTGCTAGGTGAAGTGGTTACATTGTTCTGCATGAACTACTTTTACACTGGCACGTTAATTGGGGTAAACGAAGATTGTGTGTTACTCCAAAATCCGCAAATCATTTACGAGACGGGCGAATCTACTACAAAGACCTGGAAAGATGCTCAAGCACTACCTCATGACTTGTATGTCATGAAGGCGGCGATCGAGAGTTTCGGAGTAGTGAAATGCTGAGAGGACGAAAACGCAGGAGCAGGAGCGGGAGCGGGAGCAGGAGCTGGAGCATATGAGTTTCTGGTGTTCAAATTGTAAAGTCTCCAGTGTTCCTCAGCTAGGCTGATGAGTCCTAAATGGACGAAACACCATTGTACATCTATTGGTGTACCTAGCAACGCGAACTAGGGGACTGTATAAGGGAGTGATAAACTCTGCATGCCAAAACAGAGATATAATCACTCCGTCTCTGGCGAGGGAAAAGAGGCTCATTAACAGGGCCTCCAGTCCTTATTGTTTTCTTTACTTGAGTGGTCTAGCTGAAGTGGAACAATTGATTTGATTACTTAGATGTGTGGAGAAGGAAATGATCATCTACCCCTGGACCACGCGTTACCCTCAACACTGGTATGTTAGGTTTATACCAGTCATCAATGATGGTGAAGTCCGACCCAACCGTAAATGGGGAGGGGTGTGGATTGTTTATAAGAATAAGAGGAGAGGGTTCTGACTATGGAAACTGTCACACTAGCTATAGCTATTGGGGCTCTTGTCCTCTCAGTGGGCGTAGCTATAGCCATTTACTTGGAGTAAAAAGATGAATCTAGTCACCCCAAACGTAATTGCAAGATTCGATGAGGTGCTGTCTAGGGGTTTGTGTGTTGGAGTAGGTGAGCGTGATGGGCAGATGTGCATTGAAGCGGCTATCTGTTATGCATTGGATTTGCCGCATGGCGATGATCCTGACTGTGTGACAGAATCAGTGAGAAAATACAAGATCTGCCTGAATGATACCAAATGGTCCTCACCGGGAGCCAGAGCTAAAGGATTGAGAGACCTTGGAATTGCTCAGATTGGATCCAAAGGAGTCATTAGTGATGTAGAGTTCTCCAAAAGACTCCAAAAGAAAACTATCCACGTATTGATCCCGAAGCTGTTTAGGGAAATCTTTACAGATCTCACGAGAAATGATCACCTGAAATGCTTGGAAACGGCTAAAAAGTGTGAAGAGCTTAGCACGGCTGCAGAGGCTGCAGCGGCTGCAAGGGCTGCAGAGGCTGCATGGGCTGCAGCGGTTGTAGGGGCTGCTGCAGAGGCTGCTGCATGGGCTGCAGAGGCTGCATGGGCTACAGAGGCTGCAAGGGCTGTAGAGGTTGTAGGGGCTGCTGCATGGGCTGCTGCAAGGGCTGCAAGGGCTGCAGAGGCTGCTGCAAGGGCTGCAGGGGCTGCTGCAAGGGCTGCAGGGGCTGTAGATGCTGTATGGGCTGCAGGGGCTGATGAGTATCTTCGTCTCAGTGCTTCTTTAGCCTTAGAAGTCCTAAGAGAGCTAAAAAGCCCTGGTGTTGCTTACTTGGATTCAGGCGAGGATTATTATAACTAAGGACATCAAAGTAGAAGTGTTTGACAAATGATATTTGTGTTT